CTACTGAACCCCCAGTTCAGGGCGCATTTTTCCGCGCTCAGTCCGCAGTGCGTCCGCAGCGCCGTCGACGGCCGTCATCAGGCCGGCCGTCGCGGCGCGGGTGCGGTCCTCGGCGTCAGGCCATAGGTGCGAGTACGTCGACAAGGTCGTCGTTGCACTGGCGTGCCCGAGCGCTCTTTGCACGGTGACGACGTCACAGCCGGACGAGATGAGCCCGGAGGCGTAGAAGTGCCTGAGGTCATGGAGTCGGCAGTCGACGCCCGCCTCGGCCCGTGCTTTGCGCCACCGCCAGCCGACCCGGTTGTCGAACCATGGCACACCGTCATCGTCAGTGAAAAGCCACCGGTCCGGTTCCCCGTCGGGTGTCCACTGTGCGATGTGCGCGGAGATCGCGGTGACGAGGTCGTCGGGTAGGTATACGACGCGCTCTGACCCGAACTTCGGCGGCGCCTGCCGCGGCTTGTTGCCGTCTCGCTGAATCTGCCTGGTGACCGCGAGAGACCGGCCGAGGAAGTTCACGTCTCCGACCTGTACACCGGCGGCCTCACCGAGTCGTAGGCCGGCGAACGCACACAGCTGCACGTACAGCCGGAGCTGCCCGTCGGCCGCCTCGACGAGCGCGGCGACGTCGGCCGGCGTCGGGATCGTCATTGCCGCGGCACGCTTCCGTGTCCTCGGTAGTGCGACATGTTGTGTCGGGTCGACGCCGATCACACGGTCGAGCCTGGCGGCGTTGAAGATCCCGCGGGCAATGACGAACCGCGTCTTGATCGTCGTCGGCTGCAGCCCGGCGTCGACCATCGTCTTCACCCACGCCTCGACGTCGGAGCGTCGGATACGGCCCATCTGCTTGCCGTTGAATGGCACCGTCTTGGCGACGTAGTTAGCGTTGGTCCGAGTCGTCGGTGCCCACACCTGCCGCGGCGACCAGTCGTCGTAGAACTGTTTGAACGTCGCTGACCCTCGCGTCGGGTCAACATATGTCCCGTTGACGAGGGACGTGGTCTGTTCGTTCAGCCACGCCTGAGCATCGGCCTTCCGGCCAAACGCCTTCGAATGTTCCCGCGCGTCATCGTCGACGTAGCGAGCCCGCCAGCGCATCCCCTTGCCGTCGTTCGCCGACGGGGTGCCGTCTGCTTTGCGCCACCGGTCCTCGACGCCAGCCCGACGATTACGGCGCTGGCTCATAGGAACCTGTTTCATATGGCTTAGCCCAAGTGATGCCAGCTCGCGATGGGTGCCTCACCTTCGACAGTATTGAGCTCGCGGTCTGTTCGATCTCAAAGAGGCGCGCCGCGACGTCGAAGAAGTTGTCGATCTCCAGCGCATTGACGATCGACTCCTTGAACTCGGGGTCGTTGATCGATTCAAGAATGCCCGCCACGTCCTCCTGCGAGTATCGGAGCGAATCAATGCTCTCGACGACGGACTGCAGTCCGATCACGATTTGCCCAAGTATCTCCCGTGAACGAGCTTGGTCGCTTTCGATCATCAACCCGAGGTCCGTGCCCAATGCCTGAGCAATGGCAATCGCCTCGCTTAGCCGCGGCTCGCGAGTACCGGCCTCGATTCTCTGCAGTCCGGAGGCGTCGATAGACACGTCGGTCATCTCGAACAGTCGTTCTGAGAATGCACGATAGGACAGCTTTTGAGATTTCCTATACCGCTCCATCAACCTTGAGAAGTCCTGTTGCATGGCTGCGACAGTACTCGCTACTTGACAACGCGCACAACTCCTGCCAGCGTAGTTGTCAGGCGACGCCCGTCGCCATGTAGCTACACAAGGAGCATTCAAATGACATCGCCGAAGACATACCTCGACGTGATGACAACGAAGCAGGTGTGCGAGCACTACCCGTTCTTGAACCAGAACACCCTGCGGTACCAACGCATGAACAACACCGGTCCAGCCAGCTTCACGATCAACGGAAGGGTGCTGTACCGCCGCAGTGAAGTCGAACGCTGGCTCGCCGAGCAGGAGGCCGCGACGACCCGAGGCGGCGCCGCGTGACCTGGCCCCAGGTAGAGCACGCCGACCTCGGGATCATCGAGGACGACCACACCGAAGACCTTCGCCAGAACGCAGAAAAGCCCTTGGAACGTCCCGCCAAGAACATCTCCAAGGGCATCCGCATCAACCACCAACAGGAGATTGAGCTATGAACAAGCCTACCCGCAACAACCCCGCAGACGTCACCCCGACAGACATCAGCGACCTTCTCAATCTCGCTGATCGGGCCGCCGACCCGGTCGCCACAGTCAACTCGATGTTTGTCGACCGGGAGGCCGAAGAGGACCTCATCCACAGCATCAACAGGATCACCCGCGAGTCGCTGTGCGGCGTGGAGATCGAACTCGAACCGACACCGCCCGGCCTCGTCGTCGGCGGCGGCACCGGATTCAAGCGCTGCCCGGTGTGCGACCAACTCAGGCACATGTGGCGTGAGCTCAAGTGGTCTTCGCAGCACACCGTCCACTACTTCGACGGCGCTCCGTGAACGACTGTCTCGCGTGGGATCCGGTGCACACCTACGTGCGCCGGGTCCTGCGCGGCCGCTACGGACCACTACCAACTGCCGGTTCGCCCGACTGGCAGGCACTCTCCGATGACGACCCCGCCAAGACCGCCGCACTCCTCGTTGCCGGTGACCGCTGGGTCCTCGAAGAAGTCCTCCACGACGGGGCATCCCGACGAGCCGCGCTCAAGGACGCAGCTGTCGAAGCATCACGAGCGCTCGACTGGGCGCGCGTCGCCAAGGTGATCGCCGACCGCGACGCCTACTACAAACAGCATCCCGACCTTCGGAGGAAGACAGCGTGAACGAGAAGGACAGCGCAGATCCGCGCGTATTCACCTGGGTGTCCGGCTCACAGATTCGCCCCGAGCGAGTGGACTGGTGGGAGAAACACCTGATTCCACGCGGCTGTCTGACGGTCGTCGCCGGACGAGGAAACTCCGGCAAGTCAACAACCTGCGCGGCATGGGCAGCCGAAGCCACCCGCCGCGGCGAAGTCGTCGCCTGGCTCCACTCAGAAGAATCCCGATCCATGCACATCGTGCCCAAGCTCCACGCGGCCGGCGCGCAGATCAACATGGTGCAGTTCCTCGACGTCGGGATCCAGATGGGCGACGGGACCGTCAGCGAGGCTCAACTTCAGCTTCCTCGCGATCTGGATCTTCTTGAGAAAGGTCTTCTCGATCTCGGATGCCGGTGGATGGTCTTCGACGCCATCACCTCGTTCAAGCCGTCGAAGATGAGCGCGAACTCAGGCGACGATGTCCGCGCGTTCCTCGAACCGATCCAACGCATGGCCGACCGACTGAACGCCGTGATCCTCGGTATCGCGCACCTCGGGAAGGACGGAGAACGCAAGGCACGCGACGCAGTCAAGGGCGCATCGGAGTGGACCGACGTCCCGCGCATGACATTGGCGTTCCACCGCGATGACGCAGAGACCGAAGGTGTGATCTCCGACGTGAAGGGCAACCTGTCACCGTCGCCTCGCTCCATCGGATACCGGTTCGAATCCATCTCGCTCCCTGAGCATGGCATCGAGGAAGTCGGTCGGATCGTGTTCACCGGCGACGTCGACATGAACGTCGACGAGGCACGCAGGACTGCGTCCACCCCCGATGCTGGCGACGACGACCGCAAGGAGTCCGAGGTCTGGCTCGAGGACTATTTGACTGAGAACGGTGAGACCGATAGCACCGTCGCCAAGCGCGACGGCGCGAAAGCCCTCGGCGTCAGCACGAAGACAATCAGCCGCGCGGCGAAGGCTCTCAAGGTTCGTTCAGTCCCCCGCGGCTTCCCCCGCAAGACGTTCTGGAGCCTCGCCGACATCGTCGAAGGAGAGGTCATCAGTGAGGACAGTGAGGACACGAACGGACCGGTATCTCACCTGAACGTGTCCTCACTTGTCCCTACTGGACGTGACCTGCATAAACGCAATGTCCTCACTGATGTCCCCACTGGCGAATTTCCCAGTGAGGACAGCCCCCAGAACAGTGTCCCCACTGAGCCGGTCAAGCGCCCGACGGTCTGCTCCGGCTGCAACATTGCGTTGCCGGCGACGGCCACTGCCGACGTATGCGAAGACTGCGACGACCCGGCACGCCAGTTCCTGCAGCACCCGGAACCTGACGCTCCCGCCCCCGTCGTCGTCCACTCCGCGGCCGTCGAGAAGCAGGTCAGCCGCAAAGGAATCTGGCTCGGCAGCGGGCAACCCATCGACAACAAGGAGACCGCGTGATGGTCCGCAAACGCCCGTCCCGCCGCTGCCTCACATGCAGGCGACCCACCAAGTCGGTCACGTCGTTCTGCGCCGACTGCCGACCAGCCGACGCCATCCCACTCGTCAGCGTCGTCGGAGGCGGCCTGTCCTTCGCCGGCCTCACCCTCACACTCACCCAAGCACGACACCTCGCCGACACCCTCCACGACGCCGTCGACCACCAGGAGCTACAGCCATGAGCACACCCGACCAGATGCCGAAGCACATCGAACCACTAACCAACCGAGAAACCCGACGACTCCGCGACCGCACACGACGACGCATCGAAGTACTCCTCACCAAGCACATGCCAGACCTCTCCGCAGACCAAATGCTCCTTCTCCACGAACTCCTCGACGAGTTCTACGAAGAACGATCACAAGACCTCAAAGCAGCCCGCACCGAGGCAGCCACCCACGACAGCAGCGCACGATGATCGCCCGACCATGCCGAACCTGCGGCACACCCACACCCACCGGCAGCTACTGCACAGACTGCCAGCCACCAGATGCCAAGGCCACCGCCCACCAGCGCGGATACGACAGCACCTGGCGACGACTATCCACGCGAGCACGCCAGCTCCAACCCTTCTGCACCGACTGCGGCGCCACAGCCGACCTACAAGCCGACCACTCCCCCGAAGCCTGGCAGCGCAAAGCCCAGGGACTGAGCATCCGCCTGCAGGACATCGACGTCGTCTGCGGCCCCTGCAACCGAGACCGAGGGACAGCAAGACCGGGGAGGAGGCCCATCACCGCAGGTCAGAGACCCGAAGGCAAGGCACAGAACCCGTTACTCTTGACAACGGTTCCCATTAAGGATGGAGGTGGTTCGTCGTGAAGGCTGGTCCGAAGGCCGCGGTGAGTGATCAGCCGCTCCCGTTTAAGCCCAGGTCGGAGGTGGAATCGGAACGGTTCTTGGCGTTCGCGGACAAGTTCCTGCGCGTCCCGAAGGGCACGAACAGCCGCGGGAAGCTGCACCTTCGGGACTGGCAGTTCGAGATCGCTCAGGACGTGCTGGACTCCGGTGCTCGCACGGTCGGTCTGATGCTTCCTCGCGGGTCCGGCAAGACGACGCTGAACGCGGCGATCGGCCTCTACGCGTTCTTCTGCTGGGGTGACGGCGCGAACGTGGTCGTCTTCGCTGTCGACGAGCGTCAGGCTGGTCTGGCGTTCTCTGCGGCTCGCCGCATGGTGGAGCTGTCTCCTGAGCTCGCTGAGCGTGCCCAGGTATTCAAGGACCGCTTGTACATCCCGGCGACAGACTCGTCGTTCACGGTCTATCCAGCCTCTCCTGCTGCCGCTGAGGGTCTGGACTACGTGCTGGCGATCGTCGACGAGGCAGGCGTGGTGAACCGTGACCTGTTCGAGGTCGTGCAGCTCGCTCAGGGCAAGCGTGAGAAGTCGGTCCTGGTGGCGATCGGCACGCCCGGTCCGAACATCGAGGACCAGGTCCTGCTGTCGCTGCGCGAGTACGCGCTCGCTCATCCTGACGACCGGACACTGCGCTGGCGTGAGTTCTCAGCTGTCGGTTTCGAGGACCATCCGGTCGACTGCGAACACTGCTGGACGCTGGCGAACCCGGCGCTGGATGACTTCCTTCACCGTGATGCGCTGGTGGCTCTGCTGCCTCCGAAGACGAGGGAGGCGACGTTCCGGCGCGCTCGGCTCTGCCAGTTCGCGACGGACGTGGACGGCGCGTTCCTCCCACCTGGCGTGTGGGAGTCGCTGAGCACCGGAGAGCCGGTCCCTGACGGCATGGACGTAGTGATCGCTCTCGACGGCAGTTTCTCGGACGACACGACGGCGCTGCTGGTCGCGACGGTCTCGACGGAACCTCATGTCGACAAGCTCCGAGTGTGGGAGCGGCCACCGGGTGACGACGCCTGGCGTGTCCCGGTCGCCGAGGTCGAGGACGAGATCAGAGCCTCGTGCAGGAAGTGGAACGTGCTGGAGATCGTCGCCGACCCGTTCCGCTGGACTCGGACCTTGCAGGTCCTCGAATCCGAACGTCTCCCCATCCTTGAGTTCCCTCACTCCCCGTCACGGCTGACTGCGGCGACGGGCGATCTGTACAGCGCCGCGAACAACGGCAAGCTGACGCACTCGGGTGACTCGACGTTGGCCGCGCACATTGGTGCCGCGGTGATCGTGGAGGACGCCCGGGGCATCCGCCTGGCCAAGACCTCCCGGTCTCGGAAGGCCCGCAAGATCGACCTGGCCGCGTGCCTGGTCATGGCGCATTCACGAGCGACGTGGCGCGCTACCCGCAACACCCGTAAGAAGGCGAGGAGCTTTCGATGACAACCACCTTGGACACTCTCCTGCAGAAGCTCGACGAACCATCGGCCCGCTACGCCGAGAACGAGCGCTACTACAACGGGACTCAACCGTTGGCGTTCCTGGCGCCGGAGTCCCGGACTGCTCTCGGGGACCGGTTCGGCCGCATGGCGTCGAACATTCCTCGCTTGGCGATCACCTCGCTCACCGAGCGTCTGCGCGTCACTGGTTTCGCCGGCGTCGACGTGTGGGACGACTGGCTGAGGAACGACCTGGATCAGCAGTCGACCATCGCACATCGAGAGTCGCTGCTCCTGGGAGCCTCGTACGCGATCGTGTGGGCCGACCAGATCGGTCGACCGAAGGTCACCATCGAGTCGGCGAAGCAGGTCACCGTGATCACAGATCCCGGTACCCGCGACATCGTGGCCGCGCTCAAGCGCTGGGAGACGTCGACGACGACCGAAGCGGTCTTGTATGGCGGCGACGAGATCGTTCGCCTGCGGGCCGAGCAGACCGGAGCGACGACGCAAGGCTTCAAGGTGGTCGAGACTCTGCGGAATCCGCTCGGCGTCGTCCCGGTCGTCCGGCTCACCAACTCCGACAGGCTTCTCGACGATGGCGTCTCCGAGATCGAGGATCTCAAGCCGCTCGTCGACGCGTTGAACAAGACGTTGGTCGACATGCTGACGACGTCGGAGTACGTCGGCCGGCCTCGCCGGTGGGCGACCGGCATCGAACTGGAGGAAGCCGACGACGGCACCGCTGTCAATCCGATCCCAGAAGGCAACCGTGCGATGGTGTCGGAGAACCCGGACTCGAAGTTCGGTCAGCTCGCCGCTGCTGATCTCGGTGGGTACGAGGCCGCGGTCCGCGTCTTGCTCGGCCAGATCATGGCGGTCTCGGCCCTGCCTTCGCACTACATCGGGCAACTGACTGCGACTCCCCCGTCAGCGGATGCTCTGCGCGCCGCAGAAGCCTCTCTGACTGCTCGAGCACAGGCACGGCAGCAAGTGTTCGGACGCGCTTGGGAGCAGGTCGCCAGGCTGATCGTCGCGGTCCGTGACGGCGCAGATCCTCACCGTGTCGATCCGCGAGTCGTGTGGGCAGACCCGGCGACACGCTCGATCGGTCAGGAAGCCGATGCGATCGTGAAGCTCTACTCGTCGGGTCTGTTGCCGGCGGACTACGCCCTGCAGAAGCTCGGCTACGGCGACGACGAGATCACCCAGATCCGTACCGCTCGGCGCACCGCCGCGCTCGACGCCACTGCTGTCGACCTGTCGAAGCTGGTCTCCTGATGGCGTACAGGGACACGCTCCGTCAGCTCGCCGACGACACCGAACGGCAGGTACTCACCGTCTACCGCTCGTGGCTCGACGGGCTCCTCGACCAGACAGAAACGGTCAGGATGATCGCCTACCTGATCGCACAGGCCAACGGTCGAGCCCGGTCCCTCGCTGATATGGCGATGGCGCTGCAGATCATGGTCCAACTCGACGAGGTCGTCCCGGTCCCCGGCGTCGACCATCCCGACGACACGCCTCGACTCCTCAAGTCCGCGTCCACAGTGCTCGGTACTGCCGAGGCATCGGAGGTCCCCGAGAAGATCGTCGCTCGCCTTGCTCGGTCCGAGCCACTGGAGGCCGCGGCGTCTGCGGCGACAGACTCGATGGTCCGCTCCGGGCTCACGAAGGGCTGGGTACGTGACAAGTCGGCCAACGCCTGCCAGCTCTGCGAATGGTGGTGGCGTGAAGGCCGCGTGTGGCCTGCCGAGCATCCATTTCAGCATCACAAGGGCTGCACCTGCAGTCCGAGACCGGTCATGAAGGAAGGAATCAAGGAGACATGGAAGACAGCACGAGCGAAAGGCATTCGATGATCGACACAGAAGTTCAGCCTGAACCGCCCTCCGGAGACAACGTCGAGGAGAATCAAAATGTTGATAACACGATGATCCAGCCGACGGACGCCCCCGAGGAGTCCGACACCTTCTCACGCGAATACGTGGAGAAGCTGAGGCAGGAGAACGGCAGGTACCGGCAGCGTGCACAGCGTGCCGACGACCTCGCCCACCGACTCCACCGCGCTCTCGTCGCCGCCGACGGTCGCCTGCAGGACGCCACCGACCTGGACTACGCCGACGACCACCTCGACGACGATGGTTCCCGACTCCGGGAAGCTATCGACGAGCTCCTCGCCCGCAAGCCTCACCTTGCCGTCCGACGTCCGGTCGGCGACATCGGGCAAGGCGCAACGACATCGGACAGCGGCGTGAACCTCCTCGGACTCCTCGGAGGGAGGTGAACACGATGGCAACACCAGGAGAAACACAGGCGGTACTGCTCGACAGGATTCGCGAACTCGCCGAGACCGCGGGTAACGCCACAGTGCTGACGAAGCTCGCTGAATCCTTCTCCCTCGTCATGGGAGGCGGGAAGCACTAGCCGACCATCCCACTATGTGAGACAGTAAAGGGGCGCATCTGGTATGCGCCCCTTTCTGCTCGTCCTGGCGACGACGTGAATCTCTGCATCCACTCATCGCCCAGGAGGCACCATCATGGTCGAATCGACCGCCACAAACTCCACACTGCTCGCCGAACAAGTCTCGAACCTGCTCGTCCAACCGCTCGAAGCCGCCAGTGTTGTTCTCGGCTCCGGCCCCCGCATCTTCGACACCGCCGGCGAACTCCGCATTCCCAAGCTTGTATCCGGCTCGACGCCGACGTTCGTCGCCGAAGGTGCCGCGATCCCCGACACAGCCGACGTCTCGTTCGACGAAGTGAAGCTGATGCCCACCGAACGGACCTCGATCAAGACGATCCTGCGGTATACGAACGAGCTCGTCCGTCAGTCCGTCATCGGTATCGACGCGGTACTCAAGGCCCGTCTGGTCCACGACGTCAGCGACCTCCTCGACGACGCCCTGCTGCAAGGCGCCGGTACATCGAACAGCATCAAGGGCATCACCAAGCAGGCTGGCGTCACCACCGGCGAACTCGACGTCACCGACCCCGACAGCCTCCTCGACGCGATCGCCGCGCTCAACGCCCAGGAGATCACCCCGAACCGCTGGTTCCTCTCCGGTGCTGACTTCGCCGCTCTCCGCAAGCTCAAGGAAGGCACCTCCTCGAAGCGATACCTGCTCGAGCCGGATCCGTCGAAGCAGTCCGGCAGCACCCTGTTCGGGATCCCAGCGACGGTCACCAACAAGCTCTCGGCCGGCACCGCGATCCTCGCTGACATGTCGACCGTGGCCATCGCACGCGACACGTCGCCGAGCGTCACCGTCCTCAACGAGCGGTACGCCGAGTACGACCAGGTCGGTCTTCGAGTCACGTGTCGTTACGACCTCGGCCTGCTGCATCCCGAGGCCGTCAGCGTTCTGACTGCGACGCCGTAATGACAGCGCCTACGGGCGCAGACGTCGCTGCATTCCTCGGTCAGGGTGATGACACCACGCTTATCGCCCTGGCCGGGCAGCACGTCACCATCATCACCGCGATGGCACGCGCATACGTACGCGGTGAAGGCTTCACCGAGACCGGTCCGGCAGACGATATCGCCGCGGTAATCACGACCGCGACAGCACGACTGGTCACCAACCCGGAACAGCTCGAGTCCCTGACAATCGGCTCCTACGCCACTAAGGGAGGCTTCCAAGGCTGGACGCTCGCCGAACTATTCGTCCTCAACCGCTACCGGAAGAAGGCACTGTGATCTACCGAGATCGAGTGAAGGTCGCCTACCGAGTGTCCACCGGCGAGGAGGACGCCCACGGCAATCCCATCGAAACCGTGGTCGAGGAGAACGTCCTGGCGAACGTGTGGCCGCTCGGCACCGACTCGAAGATGGACGGCAACCGGTCCTACGTCCGCACGCGGTATCAGATGATCCTGGCACCGACCGTGGAGATCCCGGCGAACATCGGGGAAGCGCTGACGATCACCTGGCGCGACTACGTGGACCTGTACGTCGACGGCAGCGTGGAGCGGCACTACCGCGGGTCTCGGCTCTCCCACTACGAGCTGATCACCAAGGCCATCGTCGGGTAG